CTATCTATGGCCACGCTAAGGCGGGTGCTCAAGTTAATACTACTACTGCTGGTATCTTCGACCTTGATACTGATTCAAATGGTCGCTGGTCAGTTGAGAAGTTCAAAGGACTTCTTTACCAACTAGAAAGAGATGCTAATGCGATTGGTCAACAAACTCGTAGAGGAAAAGGTAATATAATCATCTGTTCTGCTGATGTGGCTTCTGCCCTTCAAATGGCTGGTGTATTAGATTATGCTCCTGCTCTATCTACTAACTTGAATGTTGACGATACTGGTAATACTTTTGCTGGTGTTCTTAACGGTAAGTTCAAAGTATATGTTGACCCATATTCTGCGAATGTACACGCAAGTCAATTTTATGTTGCTGGTTATAAAGGAACTTCACCTTATGACTCAGGTCTTTTCTACTGCCCATATGTTCCATTACAAATGGTTCGTGCAGTTGGTCAAGATAACTTCCAACCAAAAATTGGTTTCAAGACTCGTTACGGAATGGTTCAAAACCCATTTGCCACAACTCGTGGTACTGGTGTTTTAGATACTTCTGGCGCAGTTGGAGCTGCAGACCAAAATATGTACTACCGTAGAGTTAAAGTTACAAACATTATGTAATTTTACTTTCTACTTTGTAGATATTTAAAAGACACCTTCGGGTGTCTTTTTTTGTCTCCTGGAACTCTTATAAATAGTATTATGACTGATACAAACATACAAACTAGACAACCTGATAAGATGGACTATGCAAGTCCTGTTCAATTTAGGTTCAAAATCGCAAAACTACCGCAAGTAGAATTTTTTATACAATCGGTAAATGTTCCTGGCATTTCATTGGGGCAAGCAATAGTGCCAACACCTCTTTACAATTATCCTGTTCCTGGAGATGAGATAAGTTTTCAACCTTTAGATATATCATTTCTTGTAGATGAAAATTTGAACAATTATAAAGAGCTACATGATTGGTTATCTGGTCTTGGATTCGGCAAATCTCACGAACAGTATGCAGATTTACAGGCAACTTCTGAAGATAGATTTCCTGGTTCATCAAAAGGCTCTCTTGTTGCTGGAGTAGAGATACCACAACCACTTTCTGAAGGTGGTATATACTCGGACGCTACATTGACAATTCTAAATAGTAAAAATATTGCTAAAACCGAGATAAGATTTCAAAATGTTTTTCCAACATCTATTGGTTCATTATCATATGATGTGAAAGCAGCTGATGTGGACTATTTGCAAGTTCAAGCGAGTTTTACTTATATGAACTACGATATAGTACAAATTTCTACTACATAACCCTTGACAAAATCACCAAAAGGTGATATAATAGATACACTATAAACAACTGGATATACTATGACGCTAGAAGAATTACAACAGTCGGTTGACAGAGATTTAAAAATAGATGACACCGAATTAGATACAGAATCAATAAACATCCCGCTACTTCACAACAAATACCTACAACATTACAATAAGTTTTCTTTATTATTAAAGAAAACAGAGTACGAATATAGGGTTCTTAAAAGACAGAAATGGGAATACTATACAGGTAAAGCTGATGCCTCAGTATATAAAGAAAAACCATTTGACCTTAAAATACTAAAGGCGGATGTTCACATTTATATGGATTCTGACGAAGAACTGCAACGGGTAGACCAAAAAGAAGCATATTTAAAACAGATTGTTAATTACCTTGAACAAGTATTACGAAGTATAAACACTCGAAATTTTATAATTAAAAACGCAATAGAGTGGAAAAAATTCACTAGCGGGGCGATATAATGGAACATCAATTAATATTTCCAACAAATCTATTTTTAATAGAAGATTTTTATAAGTCTGATATTACAGCAATGAAAAAATATATATCCGATTTGTGGGTGAAAAGAGATTATGATGATAGATGGCAAACAAAATCTGCTGATTTGCACAAGCAAAAAGAGTTTAAAGAATTTGCAGAATTAGTTATATCAACCAGCAAAGATATATTAGATGAATTAAAATATGATGTTGAAGATGTCATAATAACTGATATGTGGGCAACTGTGCTGAAAAGTGGTGAGAATCATCCTGCTCATACACATTCAAATAATTTTTTAAGTGGGGTGTGGTATTTACATTCATATGACCAAGGTTCTAGTATAATGTTTCGAGACCCTAGACCGGCCGCAGATGTTATTTTACCTAAAATAAAAGAATCAATAATAGCAAATGCAAGTTTGTTAAGTTATGCTTCTAAACAAAATAGAGCAATATTTTTTCCATCTTGGTTGCCTCATTTTGTGAAACCAAACAAGTCAACGGCTAATCGCATAAGCATAGCCTGGAATATTCAATTGAAAGGACAAGTAGGAGAACACCATGAATTCCAAACAGCAAATCTCTGATTACATCTTTTTCTATCCAGATGTTATGGATAAAAAAACCTGTGAATGGATAATCAATCGTTATGATACAACAGCAGAGTGGAAACAATCTACATTTTCAAATGCATATAAAAATACTGGAACTTCACGGGTTTCGATGGACGAATATTGGATTAAACCTCAGGCTCCATATTATAAGGACATTGCCGAATCATTTCAACATTGTGTGAAGGACTATATAGGTGTTTTTGATAAAATCGCAACAACACATCATTCTGATTTTAGAATAAATCGCTATAAACAAGGCGGTTTTATGAAGCAACATATTGATGCTATACATCACAGTCATGGACAGAAACAAGGATTTCCACATCTAACTTCATTAATATTTTTGAATGATGATTATGAGGGCGGCGAATTTGTTCTTTGTGGCGACAAATATATAGAAAAGATACAAGGTTCTGCTGTCGTTTTTCCATCTAACTTTATGTACCCACACGAAGTCAAAGAAGTAACAGAAGGAAAACGATTTAGTATAATGACATGGATACTTTAATTATAGAAAAGAAAGATGAGGTGTATCTTACTGTTGAGTGTGACCCAAATGTTCAGCGTGAGATTTCAGAATTTTTTACATTTTATGTTCCTGGATATAAATTCATGCCTGCATTTCGTAATAGAATGTGGGATGGTAAGATAAGATTATTCTCTCAGAAGTATAAAGAAATCTATTTTGGATTGTTCCCATACATTAAAGCCTTCGCAGAAGAGCGTGGATACAATATCGTTTGCGGTGAAGATGTTGAAATAGACAACAAAGTAGACAAAGACATTGTTGAAAAGTTTGCGAACAGTCTAGGCCAATCTTTTAAGGTCAGAGATTATCAAGTAGATGCTATTCATCATAGTTTAAGATTTAATAGAACATTATTATTAAGTCCGACTGCAAGTGGTAAATCTTTTATCATTTATGCACTTATTAGATACTATACTCATCTATTGAAAGACGAACCAAAGAGTAGATGTCTGTTGATTGTGCCTACAACTTCACTAGTAGAACAAATGTATACTGATTTTAAATCGTATGGTTGGAATGTAGAAAACAATTGTCATAGATTGTATAGTGGATATTCTAGTGTAACAGATAAGAAAGTTTTAATATCTACTTGGCAAAGTTTACATAGATTGCCGAAAGAATATTTTGACCAGTTTGGTGTTGTGTTTGGTGATGAAGCTCATCTATTTAAGGCAAAATCATTAACTGACATAATGACCAAGTTAATTGATTGTAAGTATCGCATTGGATTGACAGGCACATTAGATGGCGCTTTGACTCATAAACTTGTATTAGAAGGATTATTTGGTGCTGTAAACAAAGTTACATCAACAAAAAAACTTATGGATAAAAAACAATTATCCAATCTTGCTGTTCGTTGTTTAATTTTAAAACACACCGAAGAAAATTCCAAAATGGTTTCAAAAGGAAAGTATCAAGATGAGATTGATTATCTAGTTAGTAGTAAATCAAGACAGACCTTTATTACTAACTTAGCGATTAAACTTAAAGGTAACACTTTAGTTTTGTTTCAGTTAGTAGAGAAACATGGTAAAAATTTATATAAATTAATATATGATAAAGCTGACGAAGATAGAAAAGTTTTTTATATTTTTGGTGGAGTAGAAGCAGAAGAAAGAGAATCAATAAGAGGTATTGTTGAAAAAGAAAGCAATGCTATTATTGTCGCAAGTTATGGAACATTCTCTACTGGTATTAATATTAAAAATTTACATAATATCGTATTTGCAAGTCCATCTAAAAGTAGAATAAGAAATCTCCAATCTATTGGTCGTGGATTAAGATTGGGGGATAATAAAATTAATGCGGCTTTATATGATATAGCAGATGACTTGACATATAAATCAAAAGAAAACTTTACATTAAAGCATTTTCAAGAAAGAATAAACATTTATACAGAAGAAGAATTTGATTACGAAATACACAACATACAGTTGAAGGAATAGATAAATAGTAGTAT